TCATCCGGATATGTATAAGCTTCAATGGTTAAGCCAAGTTCTTCAGCAGACATTAAAGTCAGATACTTTTTGTTATTAGCCCATAATGCTGTTGGTTCTGCTCCGGATGGAGTTTCATTTACGGCGGTCAAACCGTTCCAGGCTACACCGCTTCCGTATTTTCCGCCCGTTGTAAACGGATAAAATACGCCTCTGTCGACACCGGTCTCGTAAAGACGTTCGCCGGCTTTATCCCATGAGAGTCTCATTTAAAATCCTCCTTTAATAGTAGAGTTCAAATACATAATGATTCAGATTATTTGACACGTACGGACGAACAAATCGACATAATGGTAATGCAGACACTTTGCCTACTATTTCGGTATCAGGATCATCATCAATAACAATCACTGAATACTTTATTGGGGACAAATAAACCCCACCATTTGCATATACAGGATCGATGTCATCAAGACTGTATACAATAGCGGGGTAATTCATCCGTATGCTTTCCGGAGGTTGAAAATAGACGTTTCTGCTGCCAATCGTCTGGCATAGAATTTCATGAAGTTGTAGTCTTCGCTTTTCCGTTATAAACACCTCCAACCATTAATGTCAATCGTGGGTACTGAACATCAACCTTATGAATTTTCCATTTAGCACCCATAAATTCAACGTATCTCATAGCATGAAAATTCTGATAGGCAAATGGATCAGCAATAATACTGATTTCGTTCGAAATATTAATATCATCATTCACTTTGTCAGAAGCTTCTAACTGGCGTATATTACGAATCAAATCCCCAGAATAGTTTCGTTCTGTAACTTCTTCTTTATATACGCCAGGTCTTATTTCAACGTTTCGAACGTATCCTATTGTTCCATAAAACTTTGCCATTTTGAATTTTCTCCTTTAAAATCAGCCCTGAGAATCTACTGTGTCACGACTAGATGTATCGGAAGAAGCTGTTGTTACATCCTCCTCAACTGCAATTGCTGCGTACACTCTTGTAAGTGCGCCAGAGCATCTGGTTTCAAGAAGAGATTTCTCCTGGTTGAAATCAATATCGAACTGTGTAAAGTGAGCAATCTCACCGCCCTTAGTTGCACCCAGGGAATAGTCTGCAAGATTGGCGATAATGGCAACAAGATTCTTCTTTTTATTGTCGGATGTAGTTCTGGTTTTACCCTCGAACTGCTCAACAGTATGGATAGTGCCGACATTAAGAGCGGTAGCCAGTTCCTGTCTGGACGCGTAAATGCGTCTACCATTCAGATCTCTTGCAAGAAGCATCTGATTCAGCATATGCGGTGTCATAAAGGCGTCTGGAGTACCAGTTCCTTTGTAATTTTCTTTTGCATACAGAACAGTATTGATCATTGCCTCGGCTACGATAAAGTTCTCTCCGAAATTAGCTCCAGTGTTGGTTCCCTGAAGTTCTTTCTTAGCAGCTGCTACATCCAGATCAACGTGGATTGTATAAAGATCATCATCTGTCCAGATTGGTCTGATATGCTCTGGATCGATTTTGCCCTCATCGCCATCGTCGCGACCATCGCCAAGCATAATAGCTGTAGCCAGTTCTTCATTCAACATCATGCGATCGATGTTGTACAGATAGGAAACATAGTCAAAATCTGTGATGTCAATGATGTCATCTCTATGCAGAGCATTTTTAACATATACAGTCTGAGGATCTGTAGTTCTTCTAACCAGCTTAAAGTTCCCAGCCTGGATTTTCTGTTTTCCTTTCTTATATCCTCTTGGTCTGAGCTTGTCGATATTACGGATATCAACCTGGCTTGTTCTGATTCTTGCAATTGGACTCTTATGTACTTTGTTCATTACTGCGGTGATCCATCCCTGGTCATTTGTGATCAGTTCCGGTGCCCCAGGTCTTACTTCTTTGTGTTCTGGGAACAGCAGGGACACATTACCATCTCCAGTCTGAACAAATCCACTTGCAAGAGCGTCATGCTGAAGAGCATTTTCTTCTGCATACATCGCAAGAGCTGTCTGGAAGCTTCCCACCTGGCTTGTCTTTGCCTTTTTAAGAATGCTCTCCTGGTCCGCGTGAGACAGATAAGTCTTGTTGTCGCGCTGATCGTTTTCAAACACATTATGTTTCATTGTTTCATCTCCTCCTTCGGAATCATCATTGTTTTCGGACTCACCATTTTCTACAGCATGTCCGATAAGCGCATATGCTGCGGTTTTCTGTTTTTCAGTAAGAGTGTTGAAAACTTCTTCGACAGTTTCTTCGCTGTCGTCTCCATTTTCTTTACCCTCATCCTGTTTTTCCGGATCTTTTTCATCATCAGAATGTTCGAGATAGCCCATAATCATCTCGTCATAACCAACAATGATACCTGCACTTTCGCCATCACCATGAGCAAGCACATCATCAATGAATGCTCCTGGATTTGCACCGGCAAGGACCAGACTTACTTCTCGAATCACACCGTGAATAACATTACTTCCAGCCTGTTTAAGCTGATTTGCGAAAATAGACAAAGAACGCACATCACCGTGTCTAACAAGTTCTTTAGCGGTCTGACCCGCTTCAGTGTTGTTAAACTCGCAATGTGCGTAAACTCCATCATCTCTATTTTCCAGGTGTGCAAATCCAAGAACATTATCTGGCGCATTATGGTTGTGCATCCAGACTAATGGAACCGTCATTCCATTCTGCCCTTTGAATGCGTCTTTTTTAATGACTCGACCATCTGCGCAGGTCAAATCGTTTCGCGTGGCCCAGCCACCAAAGTCATACTTCATTTTGATTTATACCTCCTGTGTCTCTTTCTTCCCGAACCGGGCTTTCATTAGGCTGACTGAGATTACTATTTCTAAGCTCGTCTGCCTTTGGATCGTTAGACGGTTTCCATCCGATAACCTGTCTCATTTCGTTTGAAGTTGCTATTTCATTTCTTGTGAATTTGTCTGAGATTTCTGCAAGATCTGCAACTGGAACCAGTTTGAATGGATCTCTGAAGAATTTAATAGATTTGTTCTGGGAACGGGCTGTTTTACTGAGAAACTTCCGTTTCATTTCATCAACAATAGCTGCAATGATTGGCTCGATAGTACGATTGTAATAATTCAGCATGGTTTTATCGTCTGCTGTTCCATCAAGAATACTCTGAGTGATACCTAACTGGCTATAAAGCATACTCGTAAGGTATTCAATCTGTTTCATCAAGTTGTTCTCCAGCGAACGATTTAGCTGAGTTATTCTCTCAGTACCATCAGTGTAAGCAATGCCATACTTGGAACCTGCTAATTGCTGCTCAATGTCTTTTCGTCTCTTTTCAGCCTGCTTACGTCTTGCTTCGGTTTTAATCACGTAAGGTAACTGAATGATTAAATCCAACTTTCCAGAACTACTTTGTTCGTCTACAGCATCCAGTAAATTCAACTTTCGAATCAATCGCTGCATTGTTGAATTCGGTTCGTTTATTACTGCGTATAACGGATTTTCAACGATTGCCACTGTACTTTTAGGAACAACAATGTCCTGTTTTCGTCCTTTCTCTTCGTTGTATAATTCAACGCGAACGTGCTTCGGATACCAATCTCGGATTCTGCCCACTCGCATAGACAGGATTTGATACCCTGTCGTATCGTCTGGATCGTCATCAGTATCAACTGGAACGATTGCTATACAACCTTCATCCATCATGGACATAACTGCATCTTGTATAAATGCCCGTCCTGTCTGATCCAGATTGGCTTCTGTTGATAAACAATTATTCAGTCCACTTTGCACAACATCACAAAACTGCCCTTCGGCATCCAGCTGAACGTGCTGAATATCTATGGCGGCTACATCTAAAGCTATTCGGTTATAAACTGATGTTACAATTGATCTCTCGTTTCCACGAGTCAAACGAAATCTATCCGGTCGATATGAATACCCATATCCAATGTCTTGAAACACCTTTGTCGGCTCTCGATTTCGAAAAGCATTCCAGGCATTTTTGAACCTGGAACCCACTGATAATTCCATTTTGAATTTTCACCTCCATTTACTACATGTTGACATTTCATCTGTCACCAATTACAATATGTGGTATGCGTAAAGCAAATCTAAAAGGATTGGGGGTATGTTATGATTAACTACAGCAAGTTTTATAAGTCATCAAGCGACAAGGAACCGAAATTTCCTAAGTACCTGGCTTATATGGAACGCTCTGAACGCAGACAGTATGTAAGCTATTCGAAATACTTTGATGCTAACAGAGCAAAGCACGAGAGTCACGAATAGTGGCTCTCTTAAATCACTCCCAACCCATTTAGATTTGCTTTACGTTGGATACCTCAAAAGTGTAATCTATTCAAATGCCTCTTTATTAGCTTTATAAGCCACATAAGCATCTAGCATTGCAGCAACGGCATCAATCTTATGATCCAGACGCTTCTTCAATAATTTCTTATTTCCATTTGTATCTTCCAGTGTGATGCAGTTACCCATCGTGAATGTCATAAGTTCTTCATCAAACAGCAACATCCTCTCTTCCGATAACTTTTTTAGTTCGCCTAATGGAACTGACTCTGTTCTGGCTCCCTGGGGAACTTTTTCAATACCAAATGGACCGTTTTCGCTCGCCCATCTTTCTACAAACTCTTTTGCGTAATATGGATCATAACCGAAACTCCGAACATCATACCCACATTCAACAATGTGATTGTCCAGATCTTCATAAACCTCCATCATATCAAGGACAGTGCCTTCAAGTACAATAAGGCTGCCCTCATCACGAAACTGATCATATTTAACTCTCATAGCCGCTGGGAGTTTCATTAGAGTTAATGAAGAAATGTAATTTCGAGTTTTAACACCAAAACAACCATTTGATAATGGAAATAGAAAAGTAAAAGCACAGAAATCATCGCCTCGCGATAAATCTGCGCCCATTGAACATGGCATTTGCCAATAATCTCTTTTCATATGAGGAAGAGTTTCTTCATAAGTAAAGTAATATGTATAGCCTTCCATCGGAAGACCAAAACGTTTTGCAAGAATATCATTTCGAGCGGCTGGCGCTTTCTCAGCTCTGTCGACATCTCTTTGATATGTCTCGTAACTTACTGTTTTTCCTATATTTGGGTTAGCTTTTAGCCATTTTCTTGGATTGGGGACTTCATCCACGGAATCGAGTTTATACCACCAGATTGATACATGAGGATTGACATAATCACCTTTGAGAATGTCCATCAATTCCATTTTGATTGTATCCCCAGCTCCATTACGGACAGTACCTTCAGAACTGATTGCGACAATCAGATAATCTTCTACTTTAGATGCTCCCTGTTCAATTGCTCCGATAACATCCTCTCTGATATCGCCAGAAAGCCATTCGTCGACCGTTGCCATTTTCAGCTGTAGTCCCTGGAGCTTGTCTATTCTCATTGGTCGTACTTCCAGTAGCGATCCAGTAAGAAAGTTCTCGATTCCCTTTTTGGTAGAAGACAACTTCATGCGATTTGCTTTGGAACCGGTTGTATTTTGCAAAGAACCTTCAGTCAAGAATTTGTAGAATGGACCTCTGGATCTGGTGATAGCTGTTCGAATCGGAGATAAGACCTCTTCTGCCTGTTTCATTGTTGGTGCAGTTGTTATCTGATGAGTCGTTGTAACATCCACATTGAGAAAGAAATTTTGCAAGCAGGAACCATACATAGATTTTGCAGCGCCTCGTGCAACTATCAGATACTGCTTATTTACCAAACGTTTCTTCTTAATTTTTGTTACGTACCTTCCACCATATCCATCCTCATAAGGTACATACACACGATTCTCTTCGAATTCATACCATCCGAATATCTGCTCAGCCCAGATCTTAAATGAATCTAGCAATTTTAAATCGGAACCGTCAGTTAATGTGAGCTCGTTTTCGCAATACTTGATAAAGCCTTCTACTGCTTGATCGTCATAATACACATCCGGATCTGCAATAAGATCGTCGATTCGGTTCATTTCCATCTCGATTTCTTTACATACCGGAATCTCGCCTCGAATTACGGCATCTCGAAACTCGCCGTAATATTTCGGGACGGCAGTGTTTGATAATGCCATATTGTTCTCCTACTGTTTAATCGTCATCGTCCTTATCATCTGGTCCCACTTTCCAGAATTTTCCGATCTTCTTATTATCGTTAGCCTGAAAGATTCTGGCACTCTCCTCTTTACCTACAACCGAATCGAGATACTTCTTAGTCTGATTAAGAACCAAACCGGTGACTACGGTCTTAGCGGCTTTTTTTGGTGCTTCTTTTGCCCCTTCACGGATTCCCTCTTTAACGCCAGTTACAGAATTTTTCAGACAGCTTTTTACATATGTTTTTCCACGATTAATTGTTTTCTCACTAAGATCTTTCATCTTTACACCGCGAAATTTAGAAATCACTTTCCCGATTTTTTCTGGATTCTTATGGACATAATAAGCTGCTGCCGCAACCGTAGCTGCACCCACTCCAACTCTGGCAATCTTCTTATTTCGTTCGGTTTTCTGCTGAGGTGTTAAGGACTCAGCAGACTTCCGGCGTCCAGCAGATGTCAATGTTCCATCCTTATTCTGGTAACGACGAACCCCCCATTTCATACCCTTAACGCCATGATGCTCTAAGAATGTGTTATCCATTTTGACTCTCCTCCATGTCGTCATTCTCTGCTGCCCAATTCAATCTTGATTCGTACTCGCTGATTTGAGTTTTATAGCACTCTAATACAGCGCTGCTTATTGGTGGATCGAAAAGTAGCTTTACTTTTAGAAACATATACGATTTAACCAAATTCAATTTTGGTTCGTCTTGCATAAACTCCGTCCAATTAGTTTTGTCATCTGTGACCATGAAGCCAGACACTGGACCAACGCCTAACTGCGTTAAAACTGAAAACACAGAATTAATGTGCATAAGGATGTCAGCATCGAAATGCTCGTATTCTGTTTCAATTCCTAGCATCTTCTTAACAGAAGTAAGTATGCTGTCCATATAGATATCACCCCCTTAATTTCTTCTCCATGGACATGTATCGTTTGCTCTCCGTTCTACTGGCAAGGCAGGTAATAAACTCGCATCTCCGTAATGAATAGCATTATGTGTAGATAACACTGTTGTAATAAGATAATCTGGATTCAAAAGCTCATCAGTTTTATGTACTATGTCACTCAAGTTAATTGGATTCATATGATGAATGAGTATCTTCCCATGTATCTCATACCCATCCACTCCGAGGTCGCATCCGTTATCCCGAATAATGACCTCTCGTCTGACAGAAGCCCATTCCTTGGACTTGTAAAATATCTGATTCATGTATCGATCAAATCCAAATGTTTCTTCTCCAACAATGCCATCTAACTTCAGATATTCGAAGCGTTCTTTAAAAGTCCTTAATGCAATCAATTCGGAATAATTCCTAATCATCTTCTTCATCTCCATGACCGCTATATCCTCTAAATACTTTTAACGCTTCTGCATACATCTGCTCCTGTCTTTCAATGGATTTGAGATTCTGGGTTTTCGCATCGATTAAATCTTTTTGCTTTTCAAGAATTTCTTTTTCGATTCGTTCCTTTGTTGAACCCAATTTCAAATAATGCGTTATAACCTGGGATGAGGCTGTTCCTTCTCTCAACTGTTTCTCAGCAAGATCCACAGCTAAGGAAATAAGTTGGTTCTCCCTTGCCTCAGGTGTCAGAGCTGGACGCATCATGGAAGAACCGTCTTTTGATGCTTTTTGCTTTACTTTTCCCATACTTGATGCCTCCTTTCTGTAAATTGATTAGTAGTTTACACACACTTTTCCTGGTGTTTAAACGGACTTATGAGAATTCTGATAAGCATTCCATCTGCCGAAAGGAGATAAAAAGGCAGCCAATATCAATAAACTCATAAGCCTGTTTAAGCA